AACTCGTCGGCTTGCGTTTGCGTGGCATGGGCGGTCTCCATCAGCCACCCAACGCGAACCGGGAGAACGCATTCAGCCACCGCTCGATTCGGTCCACCGCGAGGGCCCCGACGCGATTCATCCACCGCCGCCGGCTGGCACAACCGCAGTCGTCACCGCCGAGCCAGGACGACACGCGGGACTCGGTGATGCCGATCGCCTTCAGGAGCCACGCTAGAGCGTCACCGAGCATCGGCCGTGGGAGGTAGATCCGCGTGGCCGTGCATTCCCGGTAGGTCGGCAGCCGGAGGGCGACATGGCCGCAAGCCCGGCAGGTGAGATCGTCGCCGTAGTCGCAGAGCATCAGGCAACGATCTCCAAACGGTGCCTGCAACCAGTGTCATAGTTTGCCGTATATGAGATCGCAACGTCGGCGTGTAGCTCGACAGAGTTGCCAAACACAAACCCGCGAAGATCGCAAATCTGATTTAACTGCCGTTCGCTTTTTATTCCGTACCACGTTGTTCCTAAGGCATCAACTGAATCAGGCCAGTAATACGACGGAGCTCCTGTGTTGATCGTACGGCCTGGAAGTCCGCACGATTCGATTCCTGGGTATCCTGTGCATGTCGATAAAGAATACGAATAGGTGGCGTTGAGTCCGATATAAAACCACATTTTCCATCCCGGAAAATCTCCGTCTGAATATGGACGCGAAACGTATCCGCTACCACCGTACCCAACACCGTAGCTGCAATTTCCGTTTCCGTATAAAACGTAATCTCCCGCAACGGAACCGCAATTGAACGTAATTGTGTATCGTGAGTAGGACCCACTGGTTGAAGCTGGTCGCGTGTATTTAACGGAAGACGATGGCCCGGTATTGGTCACCCTTATTGTGATGCTGTCTCGTTTAGTTCCTTCATTGCAACACATGCGCCCGAAATCTGTTTGGCTTGAATCGTACGGATAACCAATGTTTCCGCATTGCGTGCAGTTCCCAGCCCCGCAACACACGCACCCCGGCAACATGAACCCCAACGGGTACATCGAGGCGGCGAACACCAGCACCGCCCACAGCGGCCATGCGACGGGATTGGCGAGGATCTCGGCAAACATCACGAGCACTCCGCAGAGATCAAATACCAAACCCCGCCCTGGTTGGGGCCGGCGAGGATAACCCACTTCCCGGAGGCGATGGCGGCGAACTTGTTCATCCCGACCACGGAGAACCCCGGGACCGCTTCAGATCCGGCCGCTCCGGCATAGACGGGGATCGTCTGGGTGGTTCCCTTCGCCCATGCGGCGGTCGTCTTCCCGAGGATGATCGGCGGGTCGTCGCCGGTGTGGTAGGTCGGCGGGATCGGCGTTCCGCCCCGGCCGCTGTTCTCCACGGTGCGGACGGCCCCAAAGATCCTGGACCAGCCTTCGGCCGATGTCGTGGCGATCCGGCGCGTCATGAGGGCTCCCCGAACTGGGTGCCGAAGACCGCCTTCGAATAGGGATCAAAGTCGAGAGCGACCGGCGACGTCCCCGGTGGCAGAGCGACACCGTTGGCCAGGGCGACCGGCTGCCGGACAGGTTTCCCGTCGACCCCAAGAATCGTGGCCCGGTTGGTTGCGGTTCCCGACGGAGTCCCCGAGGCGTCGACCCGCTGGGAGAATCCCATATCCCAGGGCTTACAGTGCCAAGTTTCCTCGCGGTAGTCGATGTCGAAGGAGACCTCCCAGTAACGGGCGGCCGTCTGGGTGGCACCGCTCTGAGTGACGATCACCTTCTTCACCATCGACGCCACTGAACACTTCCAGGTGTCGGCCAGGCCGTAGGACGAAGACGTCGGCCAAGTGTCGGAGTTGGTCCGGTTGTTGACGACCTTGATCTGCGAGAGCGCCGCGGATAGGGAGGAGTAGGAGCGAACCAGATTCCACCCCAGGAAGTTGATTTCCCGTTCCATCCCCTCAAGCGGATCACCAGCGCTGTTCTTCAGGACGTTGCCGTCATTGTCCTTGAAGAAGGGAAGATTCTGGGTCGTGCCCTTCGCGGACCAGACGTCGACCGGCAGACCGTTGGCAGGGTTTACGTCGATGATCGGAACGATGTAGCCGATGGTGACGTTCCACAGGAGCCCGACCGTGTCGGCCGCGGCGTAGCTCCACCGCATCGCCTTGCAGGAGGAAAACGTCGGGTGGGCCGTCCCGTAGGCCACGCCGGGGGCGGTCAGGATCTCCATCACGCTGGTCGTCGGCGGGGGGGCATCGACACGGACTTCCCACGTTTCGTTCAGGATGTGCGATTCCCGAAACGACCCTGAGCCGTCGGCTTTTTGGGGGACGTACTTGGAATAGACGACGGCCATGGCTACCTCGCGAACTCGAGCTCTTCGACGTCGATCCCCATGTCGGCCGTGTTGTCAGCGATCGTCTCGAGAACCCCGAGCTGCTGCTCCTGGATGTCGTCGCCTGCCCCACGCATCAGGCGAAACATCTCTTTCACGCCCTCGGTCGATCGGCTATCGACGGCGGAGACGGATTTCAAGAGCGACTGCCCTTGGATTCCCTTTGCCTCAAAGGTGGCTTTCGTGACCGTGTCGACGCTCTTCCGAGCGTTGCGGGCCTTAGCTTCCGCGGCGTCCAGGGCAGCCGTCAGCGGGCCCGCAGCCGACCGGGCGGCCCGGGGGCCGAAAGCGTCGGCCATGTTCTGGCCGGCGGCCTTGAACTGGGCGGCGGCTCCCTTGCTGAGATGCTTCGACATGGCCGCGGCCTGTTTCGAGATCAGCCCGAGAAGCCCCGCAGCCCCAGCGATGGCCGACATGAACACGCCGGCGATGCCGCGGCCCACGCCGGCCAGGAGGGACGCATACCTTCCGCCGAACTCAAAAGCCGCGGAGAGAGCCGTGGCGACAACGCCACCGTATTCCCACATCACTGACATCCCGGCGATGAGCGAATCCCCGACCCCAGCCAGGAACCGGGCCCCGACCATCAGACCGTCACCGATCGTGTTCCCAACGTTGGCCCCGCCGATCGATCCGACCAGATCGGTGAACGTGGTCATCACGGCGGTGATGGCCGGCGAGAGCCGGGCGACCACCTGCTGGATCACCCCTTGCACCGCTTTGCCGGCCTGCTCAAAGGAATCCTTCATCCTCTGGACGTTGCCGGTCTGCTCTTGGGTCAGGGCGAGCCCGAGGGCCTCGGCCTTCGCGCGGGCCTGGTCGATCGCCCCCGCCCCCTGATTGAAGAGCGGGACGAGCTCCGCACCAGACTTCCCGAAAAGCTTCACTGCGGCGGCGGATCGCTGGGCTTCGGTCGGCATCCTGGCGATGGCGTCGGCCACCTTCCCGAACCGCTCGGCCGCGCTCATCCCCTGGAGATCGGCCACGGACAGCCCGACCCCGTCGAGGGCGGCCTTTGCCATCGTCGAGCCGTTGGCGGCCCGAACCAGGGCGACGTCGAGCTTCGTGGCACCGGCGGCGATCTTCTCAAATGAGACATCGTCCTCGACCATCTTCAGGGCCTGGAGCTCCCCGGTAGTCATGCCGACCCGGGCAGCGAGCTTCGACGTCTGGTCGATCGCTTCGGCCTCAGAGGCTCCCCAACCGATGACAGCCCGAGCGGCGTTGGTGGCGGTGCTCGCGATGCTCCCGAGCAACTGCGCGGCGTTGATCGCCACCAGGGCGGAAAGCTTCCCGTTGGCCTTGCCGACGGCGTCGTCGAGTTTGTTCGTAGCCGCGGCTGCCTTCGTCGTCGTGGCGGTCTGCTGCCGGAGCTCGTCGTCGGCCTTGTCGATGGCTCGAGAATAGGTCTGGTTGTCGATCGCCCCCATGATCAGGAGGCTGTTCAGCCGGGAGACCTCGGCGGCGTGTCGCTCCTCGGCGGTGGCGACCGACCGCGTGACGGCAACCCCCTCTCGCATGGCGTCGGAGAGCCTCCGCTCGGCCGTGGCGGCGGCTTCCACCTTCTCAGACTCCAGGGCATCGGCGGCCCGTTTCGCCTCGGTTGCGGCTTCCCGGGTGGCTTCCTCGCGGGCTCGGGTGTAGCCGGTTGATTCGTCGAGGGTGTGGTTGAGTTTTGCGACGGCCCGCTGGTAGGTCTCTTCCGAGATCGCGCCGGCGGCCAGGAGTTGATTCGCCTCGGTAAGCGATTCGTCGAACCGCTCGAAGGCGTTGCGGTTCTCGCGGGTCATCGCGGCCCCGCGCTGCATCAGGTCGGCCTGCTCCGCCGCGATCGCGTTGACCCGGGCCAGACTTTCCGCGTACTGATCGGCGGTGATCGCCCCCGACTGGAGTTGCTTGGCCAGCCCCTCGATCCGGCCCTGAAGCAGCCGGAACGTCTTCTCGGACTTCTCGGCTGCGGGCCCCATTTGGGCGACCCCGCCGCCCGAGATCCCGTTCAGGATCTGCATTGCCGAGCCGAGCCCGCGGACGTCGACCCCGAGCTTCTTCAGGGCTGCACCGGCCGCACCGGTGGCCTGCACCAAGCCCCCAGTGGAGGCGGTGAAGATCGCACGGACGTTGCCAATAGCCGCGCTCATTGAATCACTCCCTGCTGCCGCAACTGCGCCGCGAACTCGGGCACGCCGGCCAGGACGGCCAGCATCTCGTCATCGCTCTGAATGTGGTCCTCGGGGTTCCAGTTGGGCATGAACATCGCCTCGGCCTCGTCGTCCAGCTTCCCCATGGCCCCGGCCACGGTGACCGCGTTTCTGGCCGTCTGCCGCCACTCGTCCCCGAATGGCTCGAGGTGCCAGAAGGCGAGCCATCCGACGATCTCCTCGAGGTCGATCTCCTTGGTGAATTGGTGGAAGTCGGGCCGATTGCATTGCAGGGCCAGACGCCGGACGAACCGCTCCAGCGGCTGGCCCGCTATTCCCCCTTTGCGGCCTCCACGCGGTCGTCATCGAGGGACAGGACCGTTTCCCACGCCTTTGCGTAGAGCCCGGCAACGATTCCCGGGTCGGCGGTCAGGAGGAGAGCGGAATCGCCTTCGGGGAACAAACGGGCCCCGGCCTGGTCGACGAGCAGGATCGCGACGGCTTTGGCCGCGGCCTCGGCGGTCGTCGGCTTCCCGCCCTCGGCGTTGCGGGCAACGATGCCACGCCACTCGGCAAACGTCGGGTGGCGGAGGTAGGCCGTCTGGCCGGAGACCTTCACCTCGATTGGTTCCCGCTTCGGACCGGCCAGGATTGATTCGCGCGTCAGCATTTCATGTTCCGTCGAAGGTGAACTGGGCCACTCCGCGCACCTTGTCGCGGATCTGGCCCCCGAACTCGATGTTCGTCAGCAGCGCCGAGCCGCTGACGGAGAAGGCGGAGCAGGAGACAGCGAGCGTTGCGCGTCTCCCGCGGTCGGATGGCCCGAACGACGACGGGTTCCCGAGGAACTCGATGTCGATCGTGACCGGGTCGACGGCGGTGATGTCGACCTGCCGGACGACGCGGCTGTTTGCCCCCGTCCCGAGGATCGTGGCCCCTGCTGCGGTGACATCGACGACTTGCCCTCCGGGCATGGAGCAGCGGAACCGCTGGACCTTCCCCAGAGTCACGCCACCGAAGGACGCTGAGAATCCGTGAGCGGAGGCCATCAGACCTCCGTGGTCACACGCCGGACGAGGCGACGGCGGTCATGCGGAAGGTGGCCGTGAAGGAGATCTTCCCCTTCACTTCGCCGGAGATCTCGTAGTCGGTGCAGATCGCATTGCCAGACAAACTGAACTTCGTGCAGGCGAGCGAGTGGGCACCGGAACGGTCGGGGGCGATGAGATCCCAGCCCTCGACGGTGATCAGCGTCCCTTCGGCAATCGGGGCGAGCTCGGTGATGGCTTCAGAGCCGTCAGTCAAGTCGAGCGTGGTCGTGTCGATTTCCCCCGTCGACTTCTTCACCGAAATCTTCCGCACCTTGAAGGCGGCGGCATTGAAGGTGAACGTCGTCCCCTGGGCACTGGTGATAACGGCGGGAGCGGTCATGCTTCGTTCCAGAAGATGGTGTAGGTCTGCTCGACGACGTAGCTGGGGGAGGATCGGCCGTCGAAAATCACCGTCGGCCCGTCTCTCTCCTCGATCAGTTGGACGCGGTCGATAGTGGCACCGTATGCGACCCCGGAAAAGTTGTTGACCGAAGCCCGGACGGCGTTGGCCAGGGCTTTGTTTGCGAGGTAGCCATCGCCGTAGATCTCCACGACGAAATCACCAGCGACGGCCCCCGTCGACCCGTCCTCGAGGTCGAGATCCCGGGCGGTTGAGTCACGCGCGAAAACGGCAAAAGGCGGGTTGCCTTTCTCCGGGGGCGTGGTCGGGTAGGCCGGGCAGCCGGCCGCCTCGATCGCGTGGTAAAGCCAGGATTCGGGCGAGTCGTTGTCTGGCATCAATACCCCCGGTACTTTCCTTTAGCCTGAGCGCCGGCGAGCTCGCGGGCGGCTCGCTCCAGGCCCACGGCCATTTCTCGGGTGAGGTTGGCGGCGATCGCTTGCCGGTTGGCGGCGATGGTGTCGCGGAGCATCCGCCTGGCCGGCATCCGACCGACGTAGGACCCGTTTCTCCGGTAGCGGTCCCCGGTGCCTTTCTCGACGATGGCGGAGTGGTTGCCCATCTTGTTTGGCTTGCTGCCGCCGCGGGCATACCCCACGACGCCGACGATGTTCCCGGCCCAGTTGGCCTTCTGGTAGTAGCGGACCAACGTCTTCACCGACCGACGCAGCCCGCCGGCTCGCACGGGGGTCGCCTGCCGGAGCGCCGGTTGAAAAGGCTTCACGGCCCGGCGCATGGCCGCGGTAACGTGCTTCCGGGCGAGCACTCCGGGAAGTTGGTTGAACGCGGCGATCACGCCGGCGATCTCGCCGGTGGCAAACGCTTGGCGGAACTCAAAAAACTTCGTGCTCATGTCGTCTTCTCCGACGCCTGGACGGTGTGCTCAAGGAAGCCGTCAGCCACCACGCTCGTCGGGTACAGAATCCGGCCGCCGTTGTTCTCCCAGACGATCCGGCATTTACCGTCGAGCTCGGAGCCATCGGGGTAGCGGACGAACGGGACGTTGATTTCAAAGGACGACTGTCCGACGGTCTGGTGACGCTCCACCGATTCGCCGTAAGCCACCTGGCGGATCGCTCCGCGGCGACGGGCGAACTTCTCCCACGAACCCTGGACGACTTCACCGACGGCATTCCTGCTTTCAACTGGCCGTTCAAACCTGAACGTATGGCGACGTTGGCCGGCGGGGGACAACTGCGGGAACTGGTAGCTGGAGCCCATGTCAGTAGCTCCCAGTGATGCTCTCAGCGGCCAACAGCGCCTCGAGGCCGATCGGCATTTCCTTCAGCCCGTCGCCGGTCGTCGCCTCACGATTGCGGTAG